AGATGTTCAGGAAACGTTGGCTGGCACGCTGGTTCCAGTCGATAGGTATTCGCGTCATCGTTGACTTGAACATCGCACACCGACACGATGATTTGCGTTTTATCGGCGTGCCCGAAGGTTGGAAGTCGTATTGCACGCGCGCCTATTCAGCACGGCTTGACGAGACGGTCATCGAGTACGAGCAAGCGGTCAAGCACGCTGGGGGCGGCACAATCTTATTCGTGTGCTACGGCGGGGGCAAAAAGGCTGAAGAGTTGGCAATGGAACGCGGCTGGATTTGGTATCCAGACCAACAAACACAAGACGCAGGAGGTAAACGAAATGGCAAAGAGTAGCGGCGGGGGTGGTAGAGGTGGATTTGGCTCTGGTGTAATTAGTTATGCAAAAAACAGATTATCAGCCCCACAGTTCCAGGAGTTCAAATCCGCACTCGCTGGAAAAACAAGCAAAAGCACACAGTCATATTGGCGCGAGAAAGCAAGCACCTTTAAGGAAATTATAGAGGAGGGGTAACAATGGCTAAGAGTTCTGGAAGTGGCGGGCGCGGTGGTGGAAGCGGCAGCGCAAAAAAGCCGTGGGAAATGGGATTCTCAGAATGGCGAAGAACTTTTGGTCCTGGCGGTTCAAGAGAATCGGAAATCACACAATTAAGGCAACGTCTTTCGCGCGAAGCATTAATGCCGCGTGAAAGACGATAAGTAGTTATACAACGGTGGCAGTCCAGAAGTCGAATTCTCATTAGGAAAGCAATATTTGACAGCGCGCGATACTGCACGGAGTTTACTAACTTTACATGGGACATAGGCGATTGACTAAGCAGATAGTCATTGATGCGCTCAATAAAACGAAGGGCGCGGTATATCTGGCGGCAAAGAGCTTGGAATGCTCGCATACTGCCATTTATGACTATATTGCCAAGTATCCCGACATTGCCGAATTGAAAGAATATTACGACGAGGAAGTGTCTGATATTGCTGTGTTGAAACTGCGGGATGCTGTAATTAAGGCAGAACCGTGGGCAATCAAATACCAGCTATCCACAAAAGGAAAATCGCGCGGGTACGTGGAGCGGCAAGAGGTGACGGGGGCGGATGGGAGTGGTGCTCTTGCCCACGCCGACCTGGTCTCTGCCATCAAGGAGCTGAGCCGTGCGGATCAGTGAGTTCAGCCCGAAGCAGGGCGAGGTGCTCAAGTTCATCTTTGCGCCGGAAGAGGTGCTGGTCGCTGATGGGTCGGTGAGGTCCGGAAAGACCATGAGCATGATTGTGGCTTACCTGATTTGGGCAATGGAGCATTTTGACCGTACGAACTTTATTATCGCTGGAAAGACGGTCACGTCCACCGAGCGCAATATCATCCGGCCCCTTCAGGACGTTGAAGGACTGCCTTATCGCTTGCATTACAAACGGGCTGACCGGATACTGGTCGCCACTTGCGGGGGCAAGGAAAATTACTTCTACGTGTTCGGGGGAAAAGACGAAGGCTCGTATCAGCTCATTCAAGGCTTGACCGCTGCCGGGGCATTCTTTGACGAGGTGGCACTGCAACCACAGTCCTTCGTGGATCAGGCCACGGCCAGAACGTTGACCTTCGCAGATGCCAAGCTTTGGTTCAACTGCAACCCGGAAAGCCCGAACCACTGGTTTTATCAAATGTACCTAAAAACGCCCCGGCCGGAGGTTAAATACCTGCACTTCCTCATGGACGATAACCCGATTATGGGCGAGGTTGAGATTGAGAAGGCCAAGCGCATGTACTCGGGCGTTTTTTATCAGCGCTATGTTCTTGGCCAGTGGGTACGGGCTGAAGGCGTTATCTTCCGACAGTTTGCTGATGATTCTGAAGGCTGGTTGATTGACGATAATCTGGATTACGACACAATAAAGCAGATTGCATATATTACCTTTGGCGTGGATTTTGGCGAATCCACTTCGCACACTGTGTTTGTTGCGACTGGTATTTTACGGCGTGGGGCTGGAATTATAGCGTTGGATGAACGAAAACTGAATTCGAAGGGTATCAGCCCCGACAAGATCGAGCGTGAATTCATCGACTTTGTGCAGCAGGTGCATAAAGAATTTCCTGATATCCGTCTGAGCTATGCATTTTGTGATCATCCTGAAACGATCATCAACGGGTTGAATATCGCATTACGTAAAGCGAACATTCCAATTTCCGCTGTTATGGCGGCTAAAGAAAAAATCAACACGCGGATTTATGCACAAGAAAAAATGCTGAATCTCGGATTACTTAAGATCAGGCGTAAATGTACGAAACTGGTATTCTCGTTACAAAACCAGACGTGGGACGAAAAACACACCGACCAGCGATTAGACGAAAATCCAGATATCAACGATATCGCGGATGCGTTCGAGTATTCGTGGGAGGCATGGATAGACGATATAGGGGTGAGATTATGAATCAGCAACAGGTAATTGATATTATCAGTAAAGAGTTTGGGATTACTGCCAAAGTAAGCCCGATGTATGCGAAAATCGAAGAATGGCGGGCATGGCTGGAAGGCAACGTCAAGGGCTTTCACGAATACGAACAACTGGTCGATTTGAGCGAGAAAAAATACACCAAACTACACCGCCATAAAACGAATATGCTGCTTCGCGGTTCGGAGGACTGGGCTTCGATCCTGCTGAACGAGAAAACACATATCGAAATAGAAGACAATGCGTCCGCGCGCTGGCTGCTGGGCGATGATTTAATTTCCGGCGTGTTGGGAGAATCTGACTTTTGGCGCAATGCAAACGAGTTGATAGCCATGTCCCGATGGGCTGGAACAGCAGCGTTTGAGGCATATGTGAAGAATATGGAGGTCGCCGAAGAATCGCGAACGTTGATTCGTGGAGCTGGAATCGGCATGAATTACCTTTGCGCTGACCAGATTATCCCGATCAGCCATGACAATGGCATTCTACGCGAAGCAGCGTTTGTTTCCGACAGGGAAGAACGCGGGAAGGTATTCCAGCAGGTCAGTATGCACACGCTGGAAAACGGGCTGTATATGATCACAGCGTTTACGATTGATGATCAAGGACAGCTGTTCGGAGATCCAATCGTTATTCATACTGGTTCGCCCGTGCCATGGTTCAGCGTGGTTCGAAAAAGTGGCATAAACATATTCGACTATGATTCACCGTTTGGAGTTTCCATCATTTCTGGAAACGAAGACATCTTGAAGGGACTGGATACCGTTTTCGACAATTACATCACCGATTTTATTCTGGGGCGGAAAATGGTATTTATGAATACTTCCCTGATGGACAGAGATGATTCTGGGAACGTAATACCGCCACAGCGAGCCGGAGCACAGTTATTCATGTTTGCAGGCGACCGGTTCAAGGACGATCAGTTAATCAAGGAATATAACCCATCGTTGCGAGTGGAAGAAAACAGTCTGGCGCTGCAGAAATTGTTAGACCAGTTTTCATATGCCATCGGGCTGGGCTTACGGCATTATCAATTTGAAGCAGGCACGATCCAGACGGCAACGGAGTACACAGGGTCGAAACAGGACCTGGTTCAGAACGCGGCTAAAGAAATGATCAGCGTTGAGAAGGCGTTGAAACAGATAACGAAAGCCGTGTTGTGGATTGGTAAAAACGTACTGGGCGCACCTGTAGACCCCGACACGAAGATAACTATTATTGCGGATGATTCTTATATTATTGATCAGGACAGCGAGCGTAAACGATGGCAGACTGAAGTATCCATGGGCATCCGTTCGGTAGCAGAATATCGGATGCACTTTTTCGGGGAAACGGAAGAAGAAGCAAAAGCCATGATCGAACCTACATTACTGCAGATGCTTGAAGGAAAAGCGGCCGGCATTGTGTCAGATGTGGAGTTGCGGCAATTCCTGTTTTCAGATGAAACGCCGGAAGAATCAGCACAAAAGCTGGCAGAAATCCGGCAGAACGAACCGACCACAACGCAACTGATCGGCGAGGATAAGGACAATGATTGACGATCTGGCGATTGATGCAATTGCCGACAAGATTGCCAAACGCTTCGAGCGCGTCAATACCAATGTCCTGCAGAAGATCGGTAAAAAGATTGCGGACATAAAAGGATTACGGCAGAGTGATCTTCACAAAATTGTCCAGCTATACAATTTCGGGACTGATTCAGACAAGATTATTGCGGAACTTGCACGGGAATCTACCAGAGCAGAAGCAGAGGTCCGAGCGTTAATCAAATCCGTTGCGAAAGATAGTTACCTTGACACTTCGATGTTTTACAAAGCGGCCGGAATCAAGCAAATTCCATTCGAAGAAAATGGAGTATTGCAGCAGTACATAAAATCACTTCAAGACCTGACACACGGCACCTTTTCAAATTATTCGAATACTTCTGTCATTGGATTCCGAAAAGTTGATCTTGAAGGCAAGACGATTTACAGAGGGCTGAAAGAGACCTATCAGGATACGATTGATCAGGCTGTGACAGAATTATCGATGGGCGTGACTGATGTTAATTCGGCCATGCGATCCACACTGACGGAACTGGCAGATTCAGGCTTGCGCGTGGTTGATTATGCGTCTGGATCATCCAGAAGGCTTGATTCCGCGGTACGGCAGAACATTCTTGACACGCTGCGTGATGTTGCGCAGGGTGTATTACAACTGGCTGGTAAAGAATTCGGAGCCGATGGAGTTGAGCTTTCCGCGCACGCCACTTGTGCCATGGATCACTTACCCTATCAAGGCAGACAATATTCAAACGCTGAATACGACAAGATTCAAAGCACGCTGAGACGGCAAATCGGGCAATACAATTGCCGACATATTGCGTATCCGATTATCATGGGTGTTTCGGAGCCTGCATATACCGAAGAAGAATTGAGCAATCTGGAGAATCTTTCCAGCGAAAAATTGACGTTTGAAGGGGCAGAATATACACGCTATGAAGCGACACAAATTCAGCGCAAGATTGAGACGGCTATTCGCTATTCGAAAGATCGAGCGAATATTGCTGCCGCTGCTGGAGATGATCGATTGCGGAGAATTGAACAAGGGCGAATCAACCAGTTGAAACATAAATATCAAGATGTTTGCAAGACATTCGGATTGCCTTATAAGTCGGAAAGAATGAGCGTGAGCGGGTTCAAGCCGGTAAAGGCGATTGAACGGAAAGCACAGAAAATTACACCGCCAAAAGTTGACACGTCGAAGAATGTTACAGGAACGCCAAAAAGCGTACTGGATTTTGAAAAAAGTGTAGTTCATCAAAGTTATGAATCGGCTGGCCTTTATTCTCCAGATGGTATACTTATATTAATGAAAGATGGGAATAAACATTCCGTATTTTTTACGGACGGAGAAGTGGCGAAAATGAAAGGAAATATCCTGACACATAATCACCCATCTGGATCCCCTTTTTCAAAACAAGACCTTGATATGCTGGCTTATGCTAAACTAAAAGAGATTAGGGCAGCTGGGAAAAATTATACATATAGCATGGGATACCAGGCTTTTGATGAAACGAATACTATAGGGCTTAATGAATTCAATAATATGTGGGTCAATGCTATATTAGATACACAAAAAGCATATGATCCTAATCTCATGTCCCCAGATGACTGGAATAGTAAGGCATTGGAGAGGTTGGCAGAATTAAGTAACGGATTATGGAAGTATAAAAGGATCCCGTATGGAAGCTAATAAATATGTAAAAATGGATGATTCTATAGACTATACAGAAGAAGATTACGCAGAGATACACAGGCTAATTGCCGAAGGTAAGGAAGAAGAAGCAAAAAAGCTAATTGAAACAATATCAAAACGAATACATGAAGCAATGTTTATCACGGAAGAAGAAGCAAAAAAGATAAAACCTTCGGAATAACTTGAATATTTGTTCTAAACATGGTATAGTTTTAGTATAAATTGAATAAATAAATCAATCGAGACCCTAAAAAGGCCGGTTGCCTGGTTGCTTTGCGATAAAAAAAGATGTATAATTGTCATATACATCGAATTACAAGCCGACGGGCAGAAAACGGATAGAGGAATATCATGACAGACGAAATCAAATCAACTGCTGAAGAGCAGGATAAAACGCTAAGTGCGGACATTGAAAAATCTACTGCGGCAGAGCAGGAAAAAACATTCACGCAGGCTGAACTTGACAGAATCATCTCTGAGAGGATTGCACGTGAGCGCAAGAACCTCCCTGATGAAGCCGACTTGAAAGCCTACAAAGAATGGAAAAAAGCACAGCAGACCGAAGCCGAGAAGGCAGCAGAGCGCGAGAAGGAATATCAAGCGTTGCAATCCAGAACAATTGAGCTGGAACGCGAAAATGCTGTGATCAAGGCTGGCGTGAAGGCTGACGATGTCGAATTTGTGATTTTCAAAGTATCACGAATGGAAGGCGACTTCAAGGAAAACTTGGACAGTTTTCTTGCCGAGAATAAAAAATTTACTGAGCCGGCAACCGAAACAGTCGCCGGAACAAAGCACAATCCGAGCACAACGGATCAAGACGCTAATTTTATAGCAGCGGTTCGGAGGGGCGCAGGATTGAAATGAAAGGATAAAATATTATGTCTATTGCATTGGCAGCAAAATATCAGCCAATATTGGATGAAGTATATAAGAATGCAAGTTTGACCGCGTTTATGGACGCAAAAACCAAACCAGTCAATTTTGGTGGTGCAGCCGCCGTTAATGTATTCAAAATCTCTACGGTTGGCCTTGGCGATTATGACCGAGCGACTGGTTATCCTGCTGGAACGGTTACTGGGCAATGGGAAACATTGACGTTGTCAGAAGAGCGCGGGCGTGCGTTTTCCATTGACAAAATGGACGATGAAGAATCATTAGGCGAAGCATTTGGTGAATTGGCTGGCGAATTTATTCGCACGCAGGTCGCTCCTGAAGTGGACGCGTACAGATTCAGCAAATACGCTTCATGGACAGGCATTACCGAAGTTGGAACCCCTGCGGCGTTGGACAACGGTTCTAAAGTGCTGGCTGCTTTCGATGCTGCCATGGCGCAATTAGATTCCGATGAAGTTCCGGCCGAAGGTCGTGTGTGTTTCATCGAAACACAATGTTACAACTATTTGAAGGGATCACTCACCCGCACGCTTGGCGCGCAGACTTCGGCAGACCGCCGGATATTCGAACTGGACAATGTAAGAATCATCCCTGTACCGCAGGGTAGATTTTACAAGGGCATTACCTTGGATGCTGGCGCAAATGCTGGCGCGGGTGGTTTTGCAAAAACTGTAAACACCGGAAAAAATATTAATTTTCTGCTGATGCATCCGTCATCCGTTTTGCAGGTAACAAAATTATCCGATCTGAAGGTATTCGCTCCGGAAGACAACCAGACCGCTGACGCTTGGTTAATCCAATACCGTTTGTATCATGATGCGTTTGTGTATGCTAACAAGGTCAAAGGCATTTATAGTCACATCGCTGCAAGCTAAGTTAATGAATGATAATGAGGCGGGACGAATAATCCCGCCTTATGAAAGGATGAATTATGGCAGATTTGAAACCTATTCAAATAAGCGGCTGGCTAAAGGATGTTAACGATAATTTTGATTCATTAGCGTCACTTCCTGGGTTGCACATTACCAAATTTACGTTTGACACTGCTGCGAATGACGCAGCAAGCACACCAAAGAGCAACAAAACCGTTGGAGCACATCCGCTGGCAGTAACAATTCCCGATAAAGCAATCGTCATTCAGGGGTTCGTGGATGTTATTGCAGCCGTCACTTCCGAAGGAGATGCGACCGTTGCGATCCACCTGGTGAACGCAAACGATCTTCTGACGGCAACCGGAAAAGCAAGTTTGATGCTGGCAGCACAATTGCCCATGGCGGCTGTAATTGCCGCACCGATCAAACTGGCTTCAGAAAAAGCTATTACCGTTACTGTTGGAACTGCTGCGCTGACCGCTGGCAAGATAGACGGTTATATCATCTGGATGGAAGGAGCGTAAAACATGGCTGGATTAATCAACGGTTCTGACTGGATTGCAAAGATTCCAGTCGGCGGAACATACACAGCAACCGCGACTGACGCATCAGCTGGAAAAGTTGAAATTGCAACGGGCAAACCTGAAGCAGTCGGCTTCGTGGTAACTATCTTACGCGGCGGGGCAGACGTTACCGCCAAAGCGAAAATCAGTATTGCGGCTGGCGTTCTGAAGATTCAGGATAACAGCGCTGATTTTGACGTCACGGCCGCTGATGTCATCAACTGGATTGTGTACTAAAAAGGGCTGATCAATGGCGAGTTATGCGGATTATACATATTACACTGGCACGTTTCACGGCAGCACAATTGCTTCAACGGAATTTGCAAATCTGGCAATCCGCGCATCTGCCGCCATTGATCAGGCAACATTTGGACGGGCGGCAAGTGTGATTGCTGCTGATGATCCAGCCGAAACGGTGACAGCGATACAGATGGCGACCTGTGCCGTTGCGGATGATCTGAAAGGATTTGAGACAGCGCAAGACGGCATTACCAGTGAACGTGTTGGGAGTCATTCGGTGACCTACAACGAAAAGTCAAAAATGACGAAATCGTATGACGAGATAACACAGGAAACGATCGAGCTGTATTTGGGAAACACTGGGCTATTGTGCAGGTGGGCGTAACATGCGGACGAACTGCGATATAACGCTATACAATAAAGTTTCCGGTGAAACATATCAGAGGACTGAATTGCATGGTGTGTTCTGGGAGAACCGCAAGGGTGTTAATGTCATTAAATCTGGCCTTACTGCTGCAGATCAGGCAACCATTTATATCCCGTTTTACGTGGATGATGGATATCAGAAACCGAAAAGCTGGCAAGCACTGGCGACCAAAACAGGAAAATGGTGGACGTTACAGACTGGTGATTATATCGTAAAGGGCATTGTGACTGACACAATCAGCTCGACGTTTACGATATCGAATCTGAAAGCGACGTATGATGACGTTTTGCAAATTACCAGTGTTGATACGCAGGATTATGGATCACCGGACTTGCAACACTGGCAGATCGGAGCGAAATAATGACGAAACCTGTTATTGAAACACCGCGCGGGAAGATCATCAACATCAAGACAGCGAACGGGAAATTAACGGCAAAATTGACGTGGAATACCGGATTCCGTCCGAAGTGGCAAGGGCGTTATTCCGCTGCACAGAAATATGTAGACACGCAAGTATTACGTTTATGTGACCCATACATCCCGAAAGATACAGGCGCATTGATAGCTTCTGGCGTTTTAGGGACGGATATCGGATCAGGCACTGTGAAATGGGTTGCTCCATATGCGCACAGGCAATATTATCTGGACAATCGGAAGACGACAAAAAGTATTAATCCGTGGGGCGGTTCCCGTTGGTTCGACAGAGCCATGGTAGTGCATAAACAGAGCATCATTCGCGGTGCTGGCAGAATAGCAGGTGGCAAAGTCACATGGAGACCGAGCGTAAAATGAGCGACACGATCATAGAAGCACTGAGAACCTACATCAATGATTGTTCTTATCTGGACGCGGATAGCGGGGAGGTGAGCATCAACTATATGTCATCCGATCCGATCCAATATGGCATATTCCCGCTCCCTGGCGAAAAACTAATCGAGAAATATATCGTTTCTGGTGGAATTTATGAATATCCATTCGCGCTGCGGGTCAATGCAAGCAATACGGATGATTACGCGCTATTGGAGACACAAGGATTCTTTGAGGAATTCTCAGCATGGCTGGAAGATAATAACGAATCTGGGACATTCCCGACACTTCCAACCGGAAAGACAGCAATAAAAGTCGAGGCTCAATCGAACGGTTATTTGATTGAGCAAGGCGAATCAGGGACTTCGATTTATGAAGTTCCATGTACATTAATTTATGAAAAGTTGAATTACGATAAGGAGTAAAGCATGGCATCAACACCAGTAACACTAAAACGAAGTGATTTGAAACACTTTTTGGACACATCATCCACGTCAACGCCGACATGGTCACCGATCAATCTGGGCGTAACCGCTGCACAAATCAACTATAACCCGACCGTCTTAGAAGAAGGTTATATTGCGGATACCGCAAAAACAAAAGAGGTCGAAAGCGTATCACCAGAAATGTCTCTGGAATTTACCATTAAAAAAGGTGATGCCGTATCAGATTATATTTTCTCAAAGATTTGGAATCAAAAAGTATTAGGAGATTCCTATTCTACGCTTTTGACCGTCAGAACCGCGGAAACACCCGAAGATGGAGCTTATCCCGCCATGACACAAGCAGTCAGTATCAGCCCGCAGAACATCGGTAATGAAGCAGTAACAGCCGCGAAAATGAGCGTTACGCTGCTGTTTCGTGGTGATCCAACCTACGGGACTTTCAAACCGAGCACTTCAACATTCACCAAAGCGACCTAATTTTAGGAGGTATCTTTGCAGTCACTAAGTCTCGGGAAAGATACAGTCACATTTTGTATATGCGATGATCCGAATAGGATCATCTCTTTCAATCCGCATGATGTACGCCTTTGCGAGCGTGTAACCCTGTTTTGGCAAGATGCCGATACGAAGCAAAAAGAATTCGAAAAGCGGGCGAAAGAAGAAGCAAATCTTGAAGAAAAAGACGAGAATGGTATTCCGATCAATTTGGCGAAATCAGCCACGCTGATGCGCGAAACAGCCGATTGGGT